AGAGCAGGAGTTGGCCCTACGCCAGCAAGAGCAACAGGCTGATCAAGCTCTTGAACAACAGCGCTTGCAAATGGATCAAATCCGCCATCAGGAAAACGCCACCATTGCACGAGAGCGCATCGGTTCTACCGAGGACATTGCCCAAATGCGAGCAGCAATCGCTCTCAGGCGGCAACAGAACAAGTAACTTTTAATACAACACGTACTCTGTTTAAAAAGAGGAAAGGTGTGATGCCAGACAAAAGATTAGAACAGCTACGCCAGCTACTGGAATCTGCAAGAAGGTCGGGTAAGGATTCCGATCAAGACACGATAGAAATTATCGAACAAGAGTTGTTCAATCGCTTAGGGTTTGACCCCGCAGCCAAAAAGTCTCGGGTAAAGCGCAGCAAAGGCTCCCCGCCCGAGGGTGAAACCGCCGTAATGAGCGCGACTAGCAATCGCGCGACTAATGGGAGTATTTCACGTGGCGGGGGTGCGGCTCTTCGCGGGTTGAAATTCACAGGCGTAAAATGATCGCATAGATCGATCATTGGATCCGAACACGAAAGGGTAATCACTAATGCTTCAAGCACTTATTGGTCCAGTCGCAGGGTTGCTCGACAAGTTCATCGAAGACAAAGACCAAAAGGCTAAGTTAGCCCATGATATCGCGACGATGGCCGAACGCCACATGCACGAAGCGAACATGGGTCAAATCGAAATCAACAAAGCCGAGGCGCAGCACCGCAGTATGTTCGTTGCGGGGTGGCGTCCATTCCTCGGCTGGGGCTTGTCCGCAGCAATGATCTGGCATTTTGTCTTGGCTCCTGTAACGATTTTCGGCTTTGCCTACGCAGGCGTGCCAGCGCCAGAGCTGCCCGTGTTTGACATGGAAAGCCTTATGACTGTACTGCTTGGGATGCTCGGTTTGGGTGGACTCAGGACTGTAGAGAAGGTCAAGGGCCTCACCCGATGAACGATTTTATGGACTTTTGGCCCGTTTTGTCGGGCCTCATAGCGGTCGCAGCAATTGGTGTTGCTTTTCGCGCTGAAATTACGGTGCGAGTCAAAATTCTAGAAGAAAAGGTGAAAACGTTGTTCGAGATTATCAATAGGATGAACAAGCAATGAGCCGCACCGTCGAGGACGCTCATCGCCGTATTGATGAAATTGAGCCACGCATTATCAAACTGGAAACCGAGTCAAACATCCAGTTTCGAGAAGTATTTACTCGAATCAAGCGTCTAGAAGCGATTTTGATTGGAGCGGCAGGTACGATCATCGCAATGCTTGTAGTGGTTTTGACCAAGATGCAGTGACGGGTAAGGAAACAGCGGGTGAATCGCCGTTTAAACCGTGCATAGGCTGTCCTATACGAGACGCCTGTATTAAATACGACCGCTGTTGGATAGCTAAGGCACAAAAGGGTTGGAGAGATCGGGACAGGAAGTAATAAAGATGAGTTCTTTGCAGATCGTAATGCTTGTTTGTCCGCTTTTTTCTGTTACCCCGAATGATTGCGATGTGGCGGTTGAAAGCCCTGTTGTCGTCTACGAAAACCGAGATGCGTGCATGGCTCGCGCCCAGGACATCTATAAAAAGTCTTCAAGCGCTTTGTACCACGCCGGACTACGACTTAGGGTAGGGTGTCTGGATAAGAAATTTTTCGAAGGAATCAAGGAAAAGAAGGGGGTATCAGCGTGACGTTTAAACTTTCTCAGCGCAGCAAGGACAGACTTGCAGGCGTAGATGCAGATCTCGTTGCAGTAGTGCACCACGCCATCACCGTTACTGAAGTTGACTTCGGGGTTATTTGTGGTCTCAGGACTATCGAAGAACAGAAAGAGCTTGTCGCCAAGGGTGCGAGTAAGACGATGAAGTCTAAGCACATAGATGGCAAAGCTGTTGATCTAATGGCCTATATTGGCTCACGTGGTTCCTGGGAACTGAACGTGTATGATGAAATCGCTGACGCAATGAAAGAAGGCGCTAAGGCTCTGGGCGTAGGCGTTCGTTGGGGTGCGGCATGGCACCTCCCAGACATCCGAGAATGGAATGGCACGATGGAAGACGCTATGAACGCCTATATTGATTTGTGTCGCACACGGGGAAGAAGACCTTTTATTGATGCTCCCCATTTTGAATTAGTAGCGTCTCATTTAACTATGTAGACCCCCCATACAGGAGAGTAAAATGATAGATGAATCGGTAGACCGAGGAGTCACTTACGAAGAGATGAAGGCTGCGATACGCGGAAGAAAGAAAGCAGCAGCTAAACAACGCGCTAGTTTTCGGGCAACTTCTGGGAGGGCACGTAAGAAATACGCTGATACGGCGGGAAGGAACGTTGCCGCAGCCGCTGAGCGATCAGCAGCGGCCCTTGCGGACAAAAAGTCCTTCCCACCCCCCGATAGTTCCGAAAGTGGCGGGA